TCCAAACTTAACGAAGGAGAAAATGCAGTTGAAATCAAACGTGGAATTGATGCTGGAGTAAAAGAAGTACTTAAAACACTTAAAGACAATTCAGAGAAAATTTCATCTGAAGAACAGTTAGAGCAAATTGCTACTATTTCAGCAAACAATGATCCAGAAATTGGAAAATTGATTTCACGCGCTATGGAAAAAGTAGGACGTGAAGGTGTAGTTTATATTGAAGAGTCTAAAACAGACGAAACATATCTTGAAGTTGTAGAAGGTATTCAATTTGATCGTGGTTACAAATCACCTTACTTTGTTACAAACAACAACAATATGTCAGCTGTATTGCAAGATGTTTCTATCTTGTTAGCAGACCACCGTTTTACAAATGTAAAAGAATTGGTACATATTTTAGAAGGTGTAGCATCTAAAGGAAAATCATTGTTGATTATCGCAGAAGATATTGATGGTGAAGCTTTAGCTACATTGATTGTAAACAAAATGCGTGGTACACTTAAAGTAGTAACTGTTAAAGCACCTGACTTTGGTGAGCGTCGTAAATTGATCCTTGAAGATATTGCTATCTTAACTGGTGGTAAAGTATTTGATAAGGGTATCTTATCTATTGTTCGTAAGCATAGAGCAGTAATCAAGTGATCAGTACTAAGAGACCGAGAGGAGATTATATCCGAGAATGGATATGATTTTTTACTATCAGAACAATACCGTAGTAAATCAGATCTTACATATACCTATAACGGTAGGGTCGTAGAGTTTATCGGTGCAGACGACCAACAGAAGATCAGAGGTAAAAAAAGAGACATCGCATATTGTAACGAAGCTAATGAGTTATGATTTAGAGATGAATTTTTTCAGTTGTTTATACGTACAACATATAAGACAATTATTGACTTCAATCCCGATGATGAGTATATCTGGATCAATACCGAACTAGAACAAAAAAGAGCAATCGAGGAATGAGACGTTGATATTATCGTTAGTACATATAAAGATAATCCTTTTCTTGATGCTAACCTCGTGAAGGAGATCGAGAGATTAGAGAAGATAGACCCAGCTTATTGGAATATCTATTGATTAGGAAACTATTGAAAGCTAGAGGGTTTAGTCTTTCCGAGACGAACGGAAATTGGTGAGATACCCGAATGATTTGATTTCCTATGATACTGACAGGACTTTTGATATACCAATGATCCTACTACAGTGGTAGGTCTATATAAGAAGTGAGATGATATATTATTTGACGAGGTTATCTACAAAACATGACTAACTAATCAAGATATTATAATTGAATATGAAAATAACTCAATAGGTAAATCTGATGAGATAGTAGCAGATAGTGCTGAGCCTAAGAGTATCGAGGAGATATATAGATCAAGATATAATATCCATCCAGCCGACAAGTGACCAGACTCCATAAAGTTTGGTATAGATACAATCAAACAATATAACATTTTAGTAACAAGTAGAAGCTCAAATATAAAAAGAGAGTTAAGAACTTATACATGGAAAAAAGATAAAAATGGTAATAGTCTCAATGAGCCTATTGATTCTAATAACCACGCTATTGATGCTATGAGATATATTTCCACTAAGAAACTAAAGACAACACCAGTGTTTGAAATCATCTTCTGATAGGTATCTTGACAGAAAAACTATTCTGACTATAAAGAGTTATTACTTTTTATATTAAGCAAATATGTCATATATCGGAAGACTCATTGAAGTATGAGCAGGTAAAGAAACTACAAGAGGTACAGCAGTAGCAGCTGGGACATGGTCAAGTAAAACAAACATCACAGTTAAAGATATGGTTGAATATGTAACTGACGAAGGTTCAATCGGATCTATCGTAGACACTCGCAATGTTGAAGTTGCTAAAGTACACGCAGAATGAGACCTCGAGATGAATGTATCAATTAATGACATTGGTATGTATTTATTATCATTATTTGGTACAGTAACAACAACAAGTGCATCATCTGGAGCATACGAGCATGCTTTCACACTAAGCAATTCAAACTCAATCCAATCACTAACTATAGCTTGTATTGATCCAGTAGAATGAGATAGATCTTATCCTCTAGCTTGTATCAATTCATTTACTCTATCAGTAGAAGAGGGACAATTCGTTACATGTAGTATCAACTTCATGTCTAAGCAATCAGCAAGTGCAAGTCATACTAGTACGTATGCTATCGACTATCCATTACTTGCAAGACATTCAGTATTTAAGGTCGCAGCTAATCTTGCTTGATTAGATGCAGCAAGTGCTATTTGTTTCAAATCATTTGAGATTACATTTGAAAAGAACCTAGAGCCTGACTTCTGTGCATGATCTAAAGAACCTAGAAACTTCATCAATAAGCAATTCGCAGTATCTGGAAGTTTTACAGCAGTATATGAAGCTACAACATTTAAGGATTATAACCTCAATGGAACTAAGAGAGCTATCAGATTTGAGATCGTAGATGCTAATACAACTATCGGTGCTACCGATAATCCTACACTATCATTTGATATGCCTTTGGTTGCTTTCACTGAATGGGACAAAGCACAAGGTAACGATGAGGTAGTAACTCAAACACTTACTTTTAAACCACTATATTCTACTACTGATTGATCTGTATGTGAAGCTACACTTGTAAACACTACAGCAAGCTACTAATTTATTAAGTTATAAAACAACATGTTTGAATATACTCAAGAGATGGCTGATAGTCTTATCAAGTCATTAGAGCAAGTAGAAGTCAAAGCACAAGCAAACTGAAAAACAGTTTACAAAATGTGTATTTCTAAAGAAGTACCTGACCGTGATTGAGAAACGGTCATTTTGGCTTGAATTGATACAAAATGGTATAAAAAGAACCCAATCGTATTGGAAGATCACGAGTATGAGATCGAGAGCATTATTGGAAAAACTATTAGACTATATATCGAAGGTAACAAGATGTATGCTGACTATGTATTTGCTGATACTGATAAGTGAGTAATGTATGAAAGTCTAGTCAAAGAATGATTTGTCAATGTATCGTCTATTTGATTTATAGTAAAGGAGAGAGATATGACCGATAGATCAATCATTACTAAGTCAGAACTATTGGAATGGTCACTAGTTGCTGTATCATGTAATCGTGAAGCTCTGTCAGAGGGACAAAAGTCATTACTAGCAGATGCTGAAAAAGCGTGACTTACATTCAAGACATTCAAATCAGTTGATGAGGATAATATCGAGGTATTAAGTGAAGTAGAACAAGAATCTAAAGAAATCACAATGAAAGATGTAAATGATAGGCTCGACAGTATCGAAAGTATGCTTAAATCTTTGGTCGATGACAAGACCAAGCAAGCAGAACAAGATAATCTCGAAGCTAAAAGACAGGAAGCACAAAAAGCAAATCGTCTATTATCAGAGGCATTACAAAGCTTGAAACTTGTCACAAATTAATTTTATTTATTATTCATTTATTAATGGAAGAAACAAACGTAAGCCTAAAGGCTGTAACTGAAACGTTACAAAAAGAATTACCAGCAATCGTTGGTGAAGTAGTAAACGCTAAGATGGCTGATCTTGAAACTAAAACTCTTGGTCAGATCGAAGAAGTAAAAGCAGAACTCAAAAACATGACACTTGCTAAAAAGGAAGTTACTCAAGAAGTTAAAGAGTTTCAAGCTAAAACTGCTGTAGTTGCTGGTTTCAAAGCAGTAGCTAAAGGTGGTAACTTCGAGTCAGCAGTATCTGCATCATACAAAGCTATGAGCGAAGGTACAGCTACAGAAGGAGCAGAATTGGTATTTGACCAGTTTGAAAGAGATGTTATCCGTGTAATCAATACATACGATGTGTTGGCTCTTACTAGAACATTCTCAATCCTCAAAGGAGATAAGATTACTTTCCCACGCAAGGACGGTTCAACAACTGCATACATTGTAGGAGAAGGAGCTGAAATCACTGAAAGCGAAGTTGCTACAGGTGCATTGGCTATCGACATCTACAAAGTAGCTACTCTTACAGAAGTTACTAACGAGTTGCTTGATGACACTATGACAATCCCTGATCTTTATCAACTCATCGTTGAAGATGTTGCAGAACAAGTTGCAGCTCTTAGAGAAGATCTAGTATTGGGTGGTACAGGTTCAAGTCAGCCAAGAGGTATTACTGCTACATCTGGAATTAACACAGTTTCATTGGCTGCTACTAAAAAAGTTGCTGATATTACTGATGCTAACCTTGTAGAAGTTATGACAAAGGCAGCTAAGAAGTATAAGAGAGGTAATCCAATCTGGATTATGTCTCAATATACTATGGGTAAACTTATGGCTCTTAAGACTACTGACGGATACCCACTATATCCAGAACTTAGAAACTTTGGAAATCCATCACTTCTTGGTAAGAAGGTAGTAATCTCTGATTCTACTAAGATTACACAAGACGAAGGTGCAGCTCTTGCTGTGTCAATCATCTATGGAGATCTTGCTTACTTCTACTCAGTAGAGAGAAAGGGACTCACATTTGAGAAGGGACACCTAGCTAACAGCTTTAGAGATGATAAGACTGCTTTCAGATCTGTAAACAGATTCGGAGGTGCTGTATCTATCCCTGCAGCGTTTACTGTTCTTAAGAATGGTGCAGCTTCATAGTAATAAGGAGGGTTCGCCCTCCAGTTACTAGATATGTCAGGTGGTATGTCTGGCGTATCTAATAACTTTACATCGTAATCATTATCAATGAATAAAGTACAAGTAAAATGGCTAAAAAATATATATCCATATATCGAGTGAGATATTGTTGCTCTTGAAATTACTAGAGCAGAATACAACGCTAAGGAGGGTAACTGTGAAATCATCGGAGAGACTAAACAAAACAAGATGATTGAATCTAAAGAAGTAGAAACTAAAAAAGTATCTCCTAAGAAGAAATAAATGATAACTCTATCATTACTCAAAACATATCTATGAATTACAGGAACTGACCAAGATACTCTCTTGGCTTTGTTCGTTTCATCGGCAAATGGTAAAATTAAGTCACTAATCGGTTATGATCCTACAGCTAAAGGATACGTAAAAAAGATTGATTGAAACGCACAACATACAATCATCACTACAGAACGCCCACTCAACTCAATAGCTTATCTTAAAGAATTAGATTGAGATACATTTGTAGCAGTAGATTGAGAGTTTTATTTTAAGCCTATTGGAGTAATCAATCTTGATTTCCTACTATCAAGATGACTAGAAAACTACGAGATTAGTTATAATGCAGGATATGCAAGTGATAGCGTAGAGATGTGAGAGATACAAATGATCTGACTACAATACGCAGCTATGCTATATAATTCTAAGTGATCTAATGGAGTTAAGAGTGAATCGGTAAGTGGTGATAGTATTGCATGGTGAACAAATGAGTTTGATTTTAGTTGACTATATAAGTTTAGAGATGTTTAGAAAATACCAAACTACAGTCGAGGTCAAAAGACTAACCACTACAAGCGATACATACAACCGTAAGGGCTATGTTAGTACGGGTGATAGTTATATCTGACATCTCAAACCACTGTCGATTGAGAAGACACAACAGATCGGAGACTTTTGAAAATCATATAAGTTTACAACTGAAAGTACAGCAGATATACAAGAGGGGGACAGATTAGTAGTATGATCAGTAGAATATGATGTAAGTGGTGTAGTAGTATGTAATTGAATCAGTTTCAACTCTTTACAATGTTTGATTACTAGATTATGATAGAATTTAGCACCAAGATAGAATGATTGGATGACTTCTTAAAAAAGGTATGACAACTTGCCTTTACTAAGACACTCAATAAGTCTATTAAAAAGGCTATAACTACAGTAGAAAGAGATTCTAAGATCAATACTCCAGTAGATACTGGTATACTACGCAATAGCTACCAAACCGACTTCACAGATCTTAAATGAGAGTTACGAAATTATAGAGATTATGCAATGTATGTACACGAGTGAACAAGGTATCAAAGATCACAGCCATTCTTCAGGAGAGCAATCGAAAGTAACGAACAATGAATACAAAGAATATTTGAAAACGATTTAATTGATTTACTTGAATTTCTAACTAATGAGTAAAGTACAAGACATAAGCGACGCACTCAAGGACAAGTTAGATACCTTAGTTGGTACTAATAAGCCTTTTGTTGCTGTTTATGACTACTATACTCTACAAAAAGAATGATTTCCCTATGTGATGTATGAATGCACTAACATGGAAGGGACTATATTAGATAGTTGTAGGAATCAAAGAGATTATACGTTTACACTCTATATACTCCACGAGGTAGATGATAATACTAGAGAACAAACAACAAAAGATCTCTATAAATCAATGGATACTATAATTACAATGATAGATGAGGACTTTACATTATGATGAGTAGTACAAAAGTGAGTAATACCAATCTGATGACAGATACAATGAGTAATCAATGAAAACGGTAAAACACTAGTAGCAACAATATGACTTATATGTCAATCTATTACTAATATAAGATAATAATGAGCTTTATATCTAAAATCAAGAGTTTTGTAGGAATAAACGACACACCAAGAGGTCAGTTTTATCCGTTGCTTAATTCTTCATACTCTGATAACCACTTGAGTGGGTCAGATTATATTCGTTTATATACAAGCTGGGCGTACACAGCAGTATCTACTATCGCTAATACTTGTTCGAGCGTAGAGTATTCTATCACTAAAGGTATCAATTCTACTACTGAGTTTGACCATAAGCACAGGAGGTTAATCACATATTCGCTTATAAATCAAGTAGTATCATTTCTACAGCTTAGCGGTACTTGTTTTCTATATAAGTATATGGTAGGAGGTAGGATTGACGATCTATGGGTGCTAAGAACTGATCAAGTAGAACCTTTTGAAGATGTAAGCGGTATTGTAAAGTACTATAACTATACAAGCGGATGAAAGGTTTATCAATTCCTACCTGAGGAGCTTATTGATATTAGTTTGTTTAATCCTTATCAAGGCTATCCAAGAAAACTAAAAGGAATCTCACCAATGGCAGCTGCTGCTATGGATATGGAAATAGATCAAGTTAGTAGTAAATGGAATCGACAGTTTTTCAAGAATGGAGCTAGTGTTGGTCAAGTACTTAAGAGTCCTGATAGAATAGATAAGGAAGCTAAGGAAAGAGCAATCGAAAGCCGAAGACTAAACTATTGATGAGTAAACAACTCACATAAGGTAGCTTTCCTTGATTGAGGTACTACACTGGACGTAATCGGAGCAAATAAAAAAGAGCTTGATTTTGTAGAGAGTAGAAGATTCACAAGGGATATGGTATATGAGATATTTAAACTACCAAAGGCAATACTTGGAAACTATG